CATACATTTATGGTGAAGCCTTTGCTTACCCAGAACGCGACAAAATGGCATACGCAAGTGGTTGGGCTTGGGAACGCGTACCAGCTAGAGGTTTTGCTAAAGGTGCTGAAATGATGACACTTGAAACAAGTGCTTGGGGTCGCGCTATTGCAGCTCTTGGTATTGCTGTTACTAAAGGTATTGCTAGCAGAGAGGAAGTACAACGTAATATGAAACCAGAAAACGACCCTTGGCAAACACCACTAGATAGCCCTAAAAAGCCCATAGAGGGCAAAATTAGCCAAGAAACCCCCAGTCAGGTATCTGGACAACAAGAAGGTGTAGAAAGAGGCTATTTTGGGTCTTATCGGGTTGCTACAGAAAAGCAAATAAATTTCTTGCATAGCCTATGTAAACGTGTTTATACTGACTGGGACAAAGACAAGTTACTGGCTTACCTGCAATATCTAGGCAAGGAAGTAGACGAAAAATTTACCAAATTAGAATTTGTGCCATACACCATAGTTAAAAACCAATTAGACAATCAGCAACAATTGGCAGATAACCTTAGTGCTTGGCTAAATGCTTCTAAGCTTCCTAAAAGTGACGAAAAAGTAGAATGGGATACAGCACAATTTTAGAGATACTTTTAATGAACCCATATTTCAATGACGTTGAGCTACTACCAGAGCGTTATCGCAAGATTGCGTTTTGTGAGTCGTCATTAAACCCACAAGCTGTTAATCGGACAGGCAAGTATAGGGGCTTGTTTCAGTTTGATAACAGATCGTGGGAATGGGTAGGGGGGTCTGGCGACCCTGCTAGAGCGTCTGTGCGTGAACAATATAAACGCGCACAGATGCTTGTAGCAAGACAAGGATTTGATAGGGCATTTCCACAATGTTCAAAAATTATGGGGGTCAAGTAATGGAAACAATAATTGTATTCGTAGGTGTGTTTTTGGTGTTACTAGCGTTGTTTATGCGACAATAATAGTAAGAAAGGGGGGCGAATGAAACCACAAGACGTATACAGGCTTGAGCAAGTCTTACGACTGTCAATTTCACAAGACTTACTCAGCAAGGCATCAAACTTTCATAATCAAGATGATATGGAAGAAGCAAGAAAGATAGTAGAAAAAAAACACTAAGTCAAGACAGGGGCAACAAATGGAACAAAGATACATAGACGCATTACTGTTTGCAGGTGTATTACTAGCTGTGTTTGGTTTGGCTACATTATGGGAAATGGTGAAAAACTATGTTAGATCTCATAACTAGGTGCGTTAATTGTGGTGGTTGGGCTTGGCGTGCGTTCTATTGCAAATGGTGTATGGAACACATTAAAAGTGCTAAAGTGTTAAATCAAATGTTTAGAGAATTGAATAAATAATGGCGACATACGTTTGGTGTAAAGTTTGTGCCAAGATGATTGCTAAAGAACTATTACACGACGAGTGTGATGATGAGTAACGTAATCTATTTACACTTTCACTACGATTACGATAACAGCAGAGAAGTGCCTTGTCGTGATGCTAAATGTTACCAGAAACGTCTTGATGATAAAAAGAAGCTGCAAGAATACCAAGATAAAGTAGATTTAGATCTTGCACGTAAAGAAAACTTAATGCATATTAACGATATGATTCAAGACCCGAGGATAGACAACTACAACGATTACTGATATAAGTATGACCTTGGTCGCTCACGCCAAGTCTAAAGTAAAGGTTGAGGGTTGGTTGATAGCCAATTTAATGGCCGTTAGAGGGTCTTAATCACCTATGCCTAATCTGCATAGCGTGTAACAATAACGAGAAGTTACGACATAATCAGCTGCTATTAACGAGTCGCCTAATAGCTTATACAAGTTGATTATGATATGGCGCGATTACGCAGAATAATAAATAATGCGTCCGTTTGAAAGTGCGAAACCGAAAGGGTTCAAACTAGAGAATGGTTCTAATCACTTAAGCCGTTCTCTGTGCTTCAACACTCAGGGTTCATATAATATATAATTGAACAATATATGGATAAGATTAAACGTAACGGATCAACATCACGTTGGAGAAAGATTAGGCTTGGAATACTCAGACGAGATAACTACACCTGTTACTACTGTGGAATACCTACAGCTACTACAGTCGATCATCTCACACCCGTCGAGCAAGGCGGCGACGATTCATTCAATAACCTCGTTAGTGCTTGCTCACACTGCAACTACTCAAAAGGCGCACGAACAGAAGAACAATACATTAAAGCAAGAAACAGAAAACATAAACGCAAAATGATAAACAAAACCCAATTTTTTGAACACGATAAGACACCACCGACCCCTGCTATGTCTTTCTCCCCAAAAGGTCTTAAAAGTCCGTTTGAAGAACCTAAAAGAGAGGTATAATGACTAAAGAAGATAAAAGGGCAAGAATTCTTCCTGCGTTAGATCTTGCAATTACAGAAGCTACGCGTAAAGGAATTATAAATGATTTGGATCTTGCTGGTATTGCTATGGCTTACAATCTTGCTGGATATTTGGACAATGCGAGCCTCACTGCTACAGAGCTTGGAAAACTTAGTGGACAGTTACAACAAATATTGGACAAGTACGGGCTTAGCTTGTTTGGACGAAAAGAAAAACCCGAAGTGTTAGAGGGTGAAGACCCTTTAGATGATATTAGGAAACTCAACCCCGAGAATACAGACCACACCACTAGCTCACCCAACTAGAGGTAACGAGGTTGCTGAGTTCGCTGAGCAAATTGGTATGCCGTTGCTTCCTTGGCAACAATACCTGATTGATGAAGCATCTAAAATAAAAGATAACCACACTTGGGCGCACCGAAATGTGTTAGCGATCTGTGCAAGGCAACAAGGTAAGACTCATCTTATGCGAATGAGAATATTGTCGGGTCTTTATATTTGGGACGAGAGATTACAGATAGCAACAGCACAAACACGTGACTTATCGTTAGAGACATTTAGAAAAGTTATTGAAACTATAGAAAATTTTGATTGGTTACGCAAAAAGGTTAAACATATAACACGTGCTAATGGTCGTGAAGAAGTAGAATTAAAAAATGGTATGCGTTACAAAATTATAGCACCAACGGCAGGTGGGGCAAGAGGTTTATCAGCTGACACAGTTTATTTGGACGAGGTAAGACAACATAAAACCTTTGATGCCTACGCAGCTTTAGCGTTTACAATGAACGCAAGACCTAACCCACAATTTTGGGGCATCAGTAACGCTGGAGATCATTACAGTGTGGTGCTCAATGCGTTACGTCAACGAGCACTTGACAAAATAGAAAAAGATACAGACGAAGACATCTTGTATATGGAATGGTCAGCAAGACCTGATAGAAAACTTGCAGACATAGAAGGCTGGCAAGAAGCAAACCCTGCCCTTGGTCGAACAGTACAGCTAGAAGCAATTAAAGCCAGGCTAAGTGACCCAGCAGAAATATTTCAAACAGAAGTTTTATGCCAATGGGTTGAAACAATGAACAGTGCTTGGGAACAAGGTGCGTGGAATTCTTGTATGCAACCTAATCTAACACTTGTCCCTGACAGACCTACTTGGCTTGGTGTTGAAATAAGTCCAGAGCGAAACAGTTGGGCTTTAACAGGTGCACAAATGCTCAAAGATAAATCTATAGCCGTTGGTTTAATGGAATACGTGGATCAAGATAACCCAATAGATGATTTACAGATAGCAAGCCGTATAGCCGAATGGGCAAAACATTACAACGCTGAAGAAGTCATAGCAAACAGGTTCACAGGTGATTCAGTAGTAGCCAAACTAAGACAAGCAGGCATAAACGCTAACCTAATTAAAGGCGCAGACTATTTCACAGCTTGTGACCAAGTCTTAAGTGCTATGTCAGGTGGACGACTAGCTCACTCAAACCAACCAGAATTAACAAGTAGCGTAAACACTTGCACAAAGAAAACAAACGACTCAGGTGCTTGGTACGTAATGAGACGCAAAGTATCCACAGCTGCAATAAGTATGATTTTGGCAATACACAAAGCCGAACAGTACGGCACAAGGTCAGTTAATCAGGACATTGTAGTGGCTTGATGCTTGACTATTATAACAATTTGGTAAAGAATTAGAAGTTATGGGCTTCTTTCAAAATCTACTTGGTGTCACACCACAAGACGACGTAAACAAAGTTGATGCAGCTGTTGCACCTTACAACTATCAGCAATATGCCCAACCTTTTGACTATTTTGGTTTGTCTTCTGTAAGCAGAGCACAAGCTATGCAAGTACCAGCCGTTGCAAGAGCTAGAAATATTATTTGTGCAACTATCGGATCATTACCATTAGAAGTTAGACGCGAATCAAACAACAGCAAAGTTCCGACCCCACCTTTTATTAGGCAACCCGACCCTCGTATGACTGGACAATCTGTTTACACATTTTTGGCAGAGGACATTTTATTTACAGGTCAAGGTTATATGCGAATACTTGAACTTGGCACAGACGGACGACCTTTGTCAGCAGAATGGATTTCAGTAAGCCGTGTAACAAGAACACTTGACGCACTTGGACACAACGTAAGATATTACAGCGTTGACGGAAACCGAGTACCAGAAAACGGACTAGGTTCACTTATACCATTTACAGGATATGACGAAGGATTACTTGTAAGAGCAGGAACAACAATACTTACAGCACTAGCATTAGAAAAAGCAGTTAAAAGATTTGCCGACGAACCAACACCTAATGTTGTGTTAAAATCTAACTTGCCAATGCCTGCTGAAAGAGTTACAGCCCTACTTAATTCTTGGAAAGAAGCACGACAAACACGTGGCACAGCTTTTGTTAACGACACAATTGATTTTCAAAGCATAGGTTTTAGCCCAGAGCAACTGACCTTAAACGCTGCCCGTCAATATATGGCTTCCGAGATAAGTCGGGCTTGTAATTTACCTGAATACTACGTAGGTGGTAACGCAGGTGGGTCAATGACTTACTCAAACGTTACAGCTGAAAGAAGAAGCCTAATAGATTTGTCATTAAAACCTTTAATGACTTGTATTACACAAAGATTAAGCGACAACGATATTACGCCACGTGGATCTATAGTAAAATTTGATTTAGAAGAATTTTACAGCCCAAGTGCTATAGAACGCGCTGACATATATCAAAAACTTATTCCTCTTGGTGTAATGACAGTAGAGGAAGCAAGAGAAAGGGAAGATTTGATAAATGAATAATTTTATTAAATTCTCAACCGACATTATCGCAGCTAATTCATCAAAACGTGAATTGACTGGCGTTATTGTTCCCTTTGGTCAAGTAGGACACACAAATATGGGTGATGTTGTATTTCAACAAGGCTCATTAAAGATTGGTGAAGGTATTAAACTTTTTACCGAGCACGATATGACTAGACCAATAGGAAAATTATCAAGATATGAAGAAGACGACAAAGGAATTGTCGGAACATTCAAAATCGCAAGAACCAATGCAGGAGACGACGCATTAGCCGAAGCACAAGAAGGTTTAAGAACTGGATTTAGCGTAGGCGCAATGATTGACGACTATGTCACCAAAGGTGAACAAGTAATTGTTAATGAAGCAACTCTTAGAGAAGTTTCACACGTAACATTCCCAGCATTTGGCGAATATGCCCAAATAACCGAAGTAGCTGCAAGCGCAGATATTTCACAACCAACAGAAAGCGAGGAAACTATCGTGTCAAACGAAGTTACCCCAGAAGTAGTAGAGGAAGTTGCAGCAGAAGTTGTTGCAGCCCCAGCTGTTGAAGCCCAAGAACGCAACGCGCGTCCTGTAATCTTCACAGCACCAAGAAGCCCAATTGTTTCAAAGGGTTCATACTTAGAACACAACATTCGTGCAGCCCTTGGAAACGAAGATTCACGTCAATACGTAATGGCAGCTGATACCACAGGTAATAACGCAGCCTTTATTCCAACACCACAATCAACCGAAGTAATTAACGGAATTGCAAATGCTGATCGTGGAATTATTGACGCTATTTCAAGAGGAACATTACCAACATCAGGTATGTCTTTTGAAATTCCTAAAATTACAACAGCACCAACAGTTGCACAAGCAGACGAAGCAGCAGCTCTATCAGAAACAGATACAGCTTCATCATTCGTATCAGTTGCAGTTAAAAAATTTGGTGGACAACAAACATTGTCAGTTGAATTATTAGATCGTTCTTCACCAGTATTTTTTGATGAACTAGTTCGTCAAATGGAATACGCATATGCTAAAGCAACTGATTCATTTGTTGGTACAGCAATGCAAGCAGCAGGAACATTAAACGCAACAGCACAAGACAATGACAAAGAAGGCTTAATTGCTTACGTGTCATCAGCAGCAGCAGCTGTTTATTCAGCATCACTTGGATTTGCTCGCGCACTTATTGTTACACCTGAACAATGGGGTAACATTATGGGCTACAACGACGCAGGCCGTCCAATCTACACAGCATCACAACCAAGCAATGCAGGTGGCGCAGTAAGCCCACAATCATTACGAGGAACTGTTGCTGGTTTAGATTTGTATGTGTCACGTAACTTTACCGGATCAGGTGGAGTAGGAACAGCAGACTATTCAATGGCTGTTGTAAACCCAGACGCATACACTTGGTACGAAAGCCCACGTTTGAGCCTACGCACCAACGTAATCAACACAGGTCAAATAGACGTAAACTACTACGGCTACGGCGCACTTGCAACAAAAATTGCAGCTGGCGCAAACTGGTTTAACTTAACCTGATAAACCACTAAGTCGTGAGGCTACTCTCGCCCCTGTGGGTAGCCTCACCCTAAACGAAAGGAAATGAAATGCCAGAGTTAGTAACAGCAGCTCAGTTAAGAGCTGTCCTTGGTGTTTCATCTTCCCTTTACAATGACGCAGCTCTTGAAGCAATAATTGACACATCAGAAGACGCTATTGGTGATTTTCTTATTCAATGGAAAGTTGGAATTGACAGACACGCTTGCCCAATAGCAACCGAAACAACAATTCACACAACAAGACCACACAAATTTTATGAAGGACAAACAGTTGCTATTTCAGGTGTTGAAGCACACGTAAACGGCAACAAAACAATTTCAGCAATAGTTGATGATTACACTTTTAAAATAACAAACGCAGCAGTTCCAGTCCACAAAGAATTTTATAACATTATACCTAACGGTATTGCAGCCGAAAACGATTTATCACAATACAATGGCAATGCAGCTATAGAAGAAGCTGTTTTGCAAGTAGCAATTGACGTATTTCAATCAAGATTAGCTGTAGGTGGCACACAACAAGCCCTAGACTTTACCCCAGCCCCATATCGTATGGGTCGCACACTTTTGTACAAAATAACAGGTTTAATAAGCAAATATATAGACTCTAATAGTCAAGTAGGTTAACCTATGGCTTTATCAGATCTTAGGAACACACTTAAAACAGCAATAACATCAAACACGAACTATACAGCTTATGATCACGTCCCAGAAATCATTATTCCCCCAGCAGCTCTTATTTTGGCTTCAGATCCATACCTTGAGCCAATGGTTATAGGTAACACAAAGAATTGGTACGTCAGACTAACTTTAGAAGTGGTTAGCACAACGTATTCAAACCCAAGCGCATTAAAAAACTTGGAAGACGATATAGAAACTATTTTAGGACTATTGCCTACATCTTGGGTTATACTAAGTGTTAGCAGTCCTAGAATTCGTGCAACTAATAGTACAGATTTATTAGCTGCTGAAATCCAACTACAAACAGCCTACACAGGCTAAGAAAGGCAACAAATGGCAACAACAATTTTAAGTGGTCGTTCCTTAACGCTCACTATTGCTACTGTCGCATACAGCGAACAAATTTTAGACTCTGCTATTAACTTTGACACAGAACGTTTAACTTTTGACACACTTGCAGGCAAAGCATACAAATACATAGATTCAAACGTTACTTTAGATTTAACTTTCCTAAACGACGCTGGTAAAACAGTTCCGGGAAGTTTATACAAAGCTCTATGGGACGCAACCGAATCAGCACCAGATACAGCACTTGCTTTTGTGTTAACACTAACAACAGGTGTGACTTTAACTGGAACAGTATTACCACAATACCCTGGTATTTCTGCTTCAGGTGCAGACGCACAAACTTGTACAGTATCACTACAAGTTGTAGGAATTCCAACAGAAGACCTAACAGCTTAACAACTACTAAAGAACAGGGGCACTAAAAATGCTTAAGTTACAAATATCGTGGGAATTAGAAACAGGTGAAAAGTTTGATGAGTGGACAAGACCTATCGAACTTGCTATGGCAGAAAAAGAACTTTATAACAACAGATCTATTGTTAAAGTTCTTATGGAAGAAAGCACACCAAGCAATTCATTACTTTTATTCCTTGGTCACAAAATTCAACAACGTGTCACAAAGAAGATTGAAAGTTTTGACACTTGGAAAAACAAAGTTGTCTCTATTGCAGCTTCTGATTTTGAGACAGCAAATTTTACCAAGCCCGAAGTCTTGGGCGAACAGCAGTAGAACTAGCAATAGCAACTGGGATAACACCCGATTATTGGCTCAATGCAGAACCCGAAATATGGGCTACGGCAATCGACATATTGAACGAGCGCAATAATGGCTAATCCAGTATCAGGTAAAAGTAGCAATAAAAATAAAACAATTAGAGTTAAAGTAGACGATTACGAATTACGTAAACTGCTTGCAACTTTTGGTCGTATGGACGACATAGCCAAAAACGATATGAAAAAAATAGCAAATGATTTAACTGAAAGAGCAGCTAAATTTGTTACTGCTTATGCTTACAATGCACCAAACCCTGCACAAGCAGACGCTATTATGAAATCGTTAAAAACTAACAAATCTGATAAAGCACCCAATTTTACTTTAGGTGGCACTAGAAAAGTTACTCGTTCTGGGGCAACTGCAAGCACATTATTGTTTGGTACGGAATTTGGTTCAAAACAATATAAACAATTCCCACCCAGAAGTACTCCAAAAGGTCGGGGTAATCGTGGTTGGTTCATCTTTATTGCTTTAGAACGTTTTCAGCCTATAATAGTAAAAGAATGGCTACAAGGATATGAAAAAATTGCTAACGAGTGGAAAAGTAGAGCTGCATAATGGCTGAAATTAGATCATTAAAACTTGCGTTACTTGCTGACACAAAACAATTTATTGAAGGTCTTGATAAAGCCGATAAAGAAACAAGAAGTTTTAGCGACAAACTTGGTGGCGCATTGAAGGCTGGTGCTTTGGCTTTTGCAGCCGTTGGCGCAGCTGCAGGTGCTATGGCTATCAAGATAGGTATTGACGCTGTTAAAGCAGCTATAGAAGACGAAAAGGCTATGAAAAGCCTTGCCCAAACATTAAAGAACACAACTAAAGCCACAGACGCACAAATATCAGCTACAGAAGATTTTATTGACAAAACAGCAAGAGCTACAGGTGTCGCAGATGACCAGCTTCGTCCAAGCCTTGACAGACTTGTTAGATCAACACAAGACATAACCAAAGCACAAAAACTACAAACATTAGCCCTTGACATATCTGCTGGTACAGGTAAAGACCTTGCTACAGTTACAGAAGCACTTGGTAAAGCCTATGACGGCAACCTAGGCGCATTAAAACGTATCGGTGTTCCACTTGACGAAAACATTATTAAATCTAAAGACTTTGACGCAGCTGTTATTGCTTTATCTGAAACTTTTGCTGGACAAGCAGACGTTGCAGCTAACACTTTTGCTGGACGTATGGCTCGTATCAAAATTTCTCTTGATGAAGCAAAGGAAAGTTTAGGTCAAGCACTTTTACCTTTACTTGAAAAGTTTGCACGCTTTGCAACAGATACTCTTGCACCTGCTTTACAAGGACTTGTTGACGGCTTAACAGGTAAAAAGAAATCAGTTGTCCCAGCATTAGGAATGTTTCAAGAAGCCACAAATAAAGGCGAAAACGCAGGTTATAATCTTGGAACGGCTTTACGTAATCTTGGTTCAGGTCTTGGCAGTTTGTCAGGACAATTAGATGTTGCAACAAGTGCTGACTCAGGTTTTGTTAGATTTGTTAATTTACTAACAACTATGGTTAACGCAATAGATAGTTTGTTAGGTGCAATAAATGCTGTACTTGGACCATTTAAACAGCTTCTTGATTTTAGCCAACGTTTTGCAGAATCAGAATCACAAAGAAGAATTGACCCAACCTTAATACCACAAGCAAACCCTAATTCTGTATTCAACAGACCAGCATCAACAGTTGTAAATATTGTTAACAACGTTAAAGGTGCTGTAGATCCACAAGGCACAGCTAGAACAATTACTAAAGTACAAAACACAGCGTTAAAGACGACAGGAATAAAGCCATTTAACTTTGGGTTTAGATAACCAATGACGATTTACACACCCACATTTAAGATACGTATTGCTGGTGTTGAATACACTAATGAGGTTTTAAGTAACGCAACTATTACAGCAGGACGTAATGACTTTTTTGAACCAACACAACCAGGTTATTGTAATCTTGAACTGATTAACTTATCTGGTACAAGCCCAGCAATTAACTTATTAGACGTAGTAAATATTCAAGTTAAAGACACAAATAATGTGTTTGTTGATTTGTTTACAGGTGAAGTTTCAAGTGTCCAAAACACTCTTGAAGGTGCTGGGGCAAATGATCAGTATGCAAACACAGTACAAGTGCAGGCTATAGGTTTCCTTGGTTTACTTGTTAAACGTTACGCAGGCGCAGTATCTTACCCACAAGAATTTGACGGACAACGCATTGAACGAATACTTGAGGAAACACTTTACACAGCTTGGGAAGATTTGAGTAATCTAACGACTTGGAACGATTTACCAGCACTTGAAACTTGGCAAGATTATGGTGTGCAAGGCATAGATGTTATTGACAATGGACGCTATGAAGTGCTAGCACGTTCAGCACAAGTTGAACAAGCTAATGAATTAACAGATGTGACAGCCACAACAGGTTTGGGTTATTTGTACGAAACAGGTGACGGACTTATTGGTTATGCAGATGCTGAAAGACGTTCAACTAACTATGGAACAAACACTATAGCCGTTGACGCTGACATTCTTTCAAGCGCAGGTTTTACCACACGTTTACAAACAGCAGACATTATCAACAGCGTAGTCATTCAATACAACGATCCAATTGCCGAAGAAGCAGCCGAGAATGACACAAGCATAAATACTTATGGTTTGTTGCAACAAATTGTGCCAACCATTTTGGCTGAACAACTTGATGCCCAAGAACAAGCTGCTAGAACAGTTGCCCTTAGAGGTTTACCTAAAGTGTCCTTAGACTCTGTTTCATTGAACCTATCTAACCCGAACATAACTGATGCTGTACGTAATTCATTCTTTGGTGTTTCAATGGACACACTTGTAGCAATAACTAACATTCCAACAGGCATAATTACCTCAGGAGTGTTTGAAGGTTTTTGTGAAGGCTGGACTTGGACATTATCAAAAAACAGCCTTGATTTAGATCTAGCAATTTCTAACTCAATCTACAGCTCTCTTGATGTACAATGGGAAGACTACAACCCATTAACCCAATGGCAAAACCTTGACAGCACAACTACGTGGCTTGACGTTATTTAAGAAAAGGATAAACTAGAACAATGGCAACTACCACTAATTATGGGTGGACTACCCCTGATAACACAGATTTAGTCAAAGA